ATTTATGCACCTATGGAACATCAAAAGACCACGGCTGAATTTTTGACATTAAATCCGAGGGCTTTCTGTTTCAACGAACAGGGGACAGGCAAAACTGCCGCATCAATCTGGGCCTCTGATTATTTATTATCAGAAGGCTACCGCAGTCGGGTGCTTATCATATGTCCACTCTCTATTATGAAGAGTGCGTGGGCGGCGGATCTACAAACTTTTGCCCCACACAGAACTGTTGGGGTTGCTCATGGTTCTAAAGAAAAGAGAATAACAATTCTAGAGAACGCCTACGAATACATTGTAATTAATTATGACGGTATCAATGTAGTTAAAGAAACCATAGCAAAAGGCGGCTTCGATTTAATTATTATTGATGAAGCCAATGCCTACAAAAATTGTACGACTAACCGATGGAAACTAATCAATAAACTAACCAACCCAAGTACATGGATGTGGATGCTAACTGGAACCCCTGCGGCTCAATCACCACTTGATGCACATGGATTAGCCAAATTATGTGTACCAGATAACGTGACCGCTTCTAAAATGCGGTTCAAAGATTCTGTCATGTACCCCATCTCTAAATTCAAATGGATTTCCAAACCCAATGCACAGGATATCGTACACAAAACACTACAACCTGCTATCAGATTCACCAAAGAACAATGTCTTGATTTGCCAGAAATAACATATGTAGATAGAGAAGCACCTCTAACATTACAGCAGAAACATTATTACAAGATTCTGCGAGAAGAATTCATCATGGAAGCGGGGGATGAACACGTTACCTCTGCAAATGTAGCGGTTAACATGGGTAAATTGCTACAACTATCTGGCGGTGCGGTCTATTCAAATAGCGGTAATGTATTGCAGTTCGACGTATCCAACAGGTTGAAAGTTGTAAAGGAAGTTATAGATGAGGCAACTGCGAAAGTTTTAATCTTTGCTCCTTTTAAACACACCATAGAGATTTTATACGAGTTTCTGAACAAAGCAGGAATTATTACTGAATGTATTACAGGGGATGTGACCTTAAACAAACGGACAAAATTATTTAGTGATTTTCAAACGTTGCCAGAACCAAGAGTTCTGGTCATTCAACCACAGGCTGCGGCTCATGGTATTACCCTGACTGCCGCTAACACAATTATCTGGTATTCACCAATAACATCTATTGAAACTTATCTACAGGCCAATGCAAGAATTAATCGTAAGGGGCAGAAAAATGCGATGACCGTGGTGAACATTGAAGGATCTGCGGTAGAGCGGAGGCTGTATAAACTTCTATCAGGTCGCCTTGAAGCGCACGTTAGACTTCTGGATTTATACCAAGAAATAATTGAATAAAACACTTGACATAGTTTAGTTGGTCACTATAATCACTTGACACTGTTTAGAGGAGAAGGTATGTCAGCTAATATGAAAGAAGAGTTTTCGCTTGAGCAGTTTGCCGCCGCTATTGTCGCAATCCGTGATGAGATTGGGAAAATAAATAAAGAAGCGGATAAGAAAATAAAAGAATTGGAGCGTGAGAAGGAAAAACTTGAAAAGTACTGCGCTGATAAACTAGAACAACTAGGATCAGAATCAGTAAAAACAAAGTCTGGCACTATCATGCGTCAAGACAAAGTACGTTACTCTTCTACAAATTGGGAGGAGTTTTATACTTTGATGAAGGAAGAAGATAGGTTTGAATTATTGGAAAAAAGAATACATCAAACTAACTTCAAAGAGTTTCTGGAAGAGAATCCAGATAAAGAGCCTAAAGGTTTAAACGTCTTTAGAGAAACTAAAATAACCGTTAGAAGGGGTAATTAAATGGCACAAACACCATTAGTAAAACATCATTTGATGAACGTAGAAGCAAGATATCCAAAACTTAATCAACCTTATTATTATGACAGTTCAGAAGGGCCAAATGGCCGTACTGTTCCTTGTTCGGTTGATACACCCAGTGCTAAATGGGAATTAGGGGTTCGTTTGGATAGGGAAGCTGTAAGTAGTTTTATGCAAGCATACGCACAGGCTTGGCAACAAAGTCCATTCGCAAAGGAGCAAATGCCTGATCCAACTGAATGTAATGGGCAGGAGAAAACTCCAAAAATAAAAGACGAAGGGGACGGTTTTTTTACCCTTAAATCAATCCACAAAAATTGCAAAGCCAGAACTGGAAAAGTACAAAGTCCCCCTTTTCAAGTAGGTCGAGATGCAAAACCAGTAGCAGATGATTTTGAATTAACTACTGGAAGCATTGTGAATATTGAATTGGTTTTTTATCCATATAAGGTATCAGGTAATGCAGGAATGTCATTCTGGTTAAACGGTTTACAAGTTGTTGAGCTTGCAGAACGACAACCTATTGGTGCGTTTACAGCATTGGATGAACCTGAAGAGCAAGAAGAAACTAATTCGTTTGCACCACTTGACGAAGAAGCTAAACCTCAAGTCAAAACCCGTAAAAAGAAACCCGCTAAAGAAGACACGCAGGAAACTAAAACGGATTTAAATGATATCCTGAGTAAGTTTGCACCGCCTTCTAATGAAGTGGATGATAATGACGGATAACAGAGGTTATTCCAATAAAATAGCTAATGCTAATCTCAATGCAGACCTATCTAGTGCAGGGGTTAAACTGGGTAGGTTTTGTATTGAGCAGGATAAGAGAGTCCTTGATATGGCAGAGGAGTTTAATGTATCTAAATTAACTATCTACAAATGGTTTGATGGAAGTTGGATACCGAATGAAAGACACTCCGCATTGATATTGGAATATCTTGAGAGACAAAATGAGAAGGTTTAGTTATGCCAACAATTTTACAGAAGATCCTTCCAGAGGAGGGAAACTATTGTATCGTTGGTCTAAAAGACAAAGAAAATCCACAACAAAGTTTTCATAGCGACTGGGATGCTATAGAAACTCAAATAGAGGATTTACGTCAGGGGGACTTCAACGTATACTTTGCGTGTGCTTCTTTTACTGAATCAGGAAAGAGGACACAAGACAACGTAGCGTATATGAAATCTTTTTGGCTTGATTTAGATTGCGGAGAAGGCAAACCGTATTTAAGTCAAGCCGATGCCCTTGAAGCATTGTTGTCTTTTTGCCAAAGAACAAAATTACCAACACCTACTATTGTAAACAGTGGGCGCGGTATCCATGTGTATTGGATTTTAAAAGAATCAATTACTAAAGATGATTGGAATCCGATTGCAAAACAGTTAAAAATTTTATGCAAGGAGAAAGGTCTTGAGGCAGACCCAGCGGTTACGGCAGACAGTGCGAGAATATTACGTGTGCCGGACACGTTCAACTACAAAACAGACCCTCCTTCCACGGTATCAGTATTACGGGAATTTCCTGCGGTTGATTTTAACGAAATTAAAAACCTTATTGGAACCCCCGAAGTCACAGATAAATCTTCATTTGCTGAAGCTGATTCACGAAAGAAAGATAACCAACAATATTCTTTTGCTAAAATTGTACAGAAAATTGTTAAAGGAAAAGGATGCGCTCAAATAGAGTATGCGTTAAAGCATCAAGATAAAGTTGATTATAATTTATGGAGAGCAGTTCTTTCAATTGCTACTAATTGTAAGGATTCTGATGTAGCAATTCATGCGGTTTCTGAGAAACACCCTGATTATGACCACCAGAAAACAGAAGAGAAGGCAGTTGATTTAATTGATAAAGCCTATCGTTGCGACACGATAGATGGAATCAATATAAATGTTTGTGATGATTGTCCTCATTTTGGAAAAATAAGAAGTCCAATTGAGTTAGGGGTGGAAATAAAAGAGCAAGAGAAAGATAGTCCTATACTAGACTTTATGCCTCCTAAATTACCGTTTCCTTTTTTCAGGGCGCAGGAAGGGGGTATCTATAAGAAAGCTCGTGATCCCGATGATGAAGATTTATTGGTTTACCACAATGATTTATATCTTATAAAGCGTTTACACGATAGCGAAAAAGGGGATATGGCATTAGCTAAACTTATACTTCCTAAAGATGGGGTTCGTGAATTTTTAATCCCTTTAGCTAGTATGACTAGCAAAGAAGAGTTAAGGAAGATTCTTTCTGCACAGGGTGTAGTGATGATGCCCAAACAAATGGATCTTATGATGGTGTACTTAATAGAGTGTACCAAAAGTCAGCAGTCTCAGGATGAGGCAGAGATTATGCGAACACAGTTTGGTTGGGTAGACAATGATAGTAAGTTTATTTTAGGAGATAAAGAATTAGACGGTTCTACAGTTCGATACTCCCCACCTTCTCCAAAAACAGAGTCTATATGTAAATGGCTAGTAT